GGGATCAAGGTACTACAGTCGGTAACAAGCGTGCTTCCCTAACCGTGCGTGCTACGACTGGCGCTTACGAGAAGCGGAGCTTCAAGATCACCCTCCCGTCGATCGACGCTGTAACGGGAGATGTCAAGCACACCAACAGTGTCATCGTCGAGACCAAAACCGCCGAGAAGGCGACGTTGGCCGAGAAGCAGGAACTCGTCTATAGCTTGGCAGCAATGTTGGGGCTCACGCCCTTCCAGCTGTCGGTCACTACGGGTGAAGCAGTCTCCGGCTAACCTCTCACTTTCAAGGAATGAACATGACTTCAAGTTCATCATCAAAGGGCCAGAACTCCGGCCCGTCACGGAAGAAGATCCTCCGTGAACTACTTGATGCGGCGCGCGGGTTTAAGCTTACACCCGAGCACTATACCTCGACTGCCGAAATAATCTGGGAGAATCTAGACACCCCAAGGTCTCTCGCCTGTGCGCTCCTCCTGAAATATGGGGAGTACGCTCAGCTTGTGAACCTAGGGTGCGACCCGAGAAGTTATATTTCCGAGTGGGATTCACCATACTCGGCTCGGTCAGGTCGTCAGTTTCGTGATGATTATCAAGCCACTGCGCTTTTGGCAAAGTGGCCCAACTTTCAGCACGAAGACCTGGATCCTCGTCTTGCCTGTGAAAAGGCGGACAGTGACGCAGAGCAAGCCTGTGTTGCTTCTAACAGGAGGCTCCGAAAAGCTTTTGATGCCCCGATCGGGCACCCGGCATACTTGCATCGGATATTCTCGATGCAGGCCGATATATCAAGGGTTTTAGGTCCTTTCTGTCCAGAGAAGTGGGAAACAAGTTGTGCCTTTGGGCCTGGGAAGGCTTTGGGGCAGGAGGGTAAGTCAGTGTACGAAAAGCTGACCGCCTTACCGTCTGTAACGACCGACTTCCTACCACTCGGTGCATCACTGATATCAGCAAGTGTGCCTTGGTTGGAGGCGTTGGCGAACATGGGCGTTGACCCCGAGAACCCTTCGTGGGCAATCGAGGGGGAGACGTACCAGTTTACCTGTGCTTTACAACCCGGTGATCGCTGTCAAACAGTACCGAAAAACGCAAAGACTTTGCGGGGCATACGTGCTCAGCCCGGTTTAAACGTTTACGCACAGCTTGGCTTAGGTCGCATGATGAGAGAACGGCTACAGGCTTTTGGCCTCGATCTCAATGACCAGTCCCCTAATCAAGGACTCGCTAAGCTAGGAAGCCTCCCCGGTCGAAGTGAAGTAACAATCGACCTCAAAGGAGCGAGCGGT